AACTTCCCCCTGAGAGGGGAAACTATTGCTACTAATTGGAGTGCGGTCTCGTCATGGCAAAGCAGAAAATCGGCATCACGCTGGAAGCCGCCACTTTAGAGGCCAAAGCCAACACCGAGACGGCGGTGGCGTTCATGCTATCAGAGTTCAGCGTTGATTGGGCGGTGGCCGAGGACTACATAAATGGCGGGTCTTCTGTTCCCACGGCTGCGGGCAGGTCAACAGCGGTCAAAACTGTTGTCGCCGACACCATAAGGACTGCGCTGCCGTCAATCATGCGCACGCTTATGCACTCCAACCGCCCTGTGAATTACATACCCACAAATATCAGCCACGCTGCCGTTATTGAGCAGCAAGAGCTGTTTGTGCAGCAGCGCTTTGCCGCCAGTGGCGGCTACTTTGTGTTGCAGAACGCTATCCAAGAGTCTCTTCGCCTGAAAGCTGGTCCAATCAGGACCACTTGGGTCGAGAGCCCGACCCCACGACAGCTCACTATGTACGGGGTCACTGCGTCTCAAGTCTCAGACATCGAAGAGCTCCCCAACGTGGACATCAACGAAATCACGTATTTTGAGCCGGAACAATCCCCCGTGGAGGGGGATATGGACGTTCCGCCATTGTACAACGTGTTTGCGACGCAGACGTTTCCTCATGGCTCGATTGTCACTGAAGCGTTTCCGATCTACGCCTTCTTCATCAACAGCGAAGCCACAAAGATCGAGGACGCCAAGGTACACGGCTTGCAGCGGACAGTCACGGTTGCTAAGGCAATCGAGATGGGGCTTGACCACGATGACTGGCGTTCTCTTACAGCTACTAGCAAAGAGACCGGAGACTACTCTGACGTTGCTCGTACCCGTCGGGGTTATCAACCCACGCAGGACATGGCAGACAGCAAAGATATTACTGCTGTCGATATTATGCTGACTGAGACTTACTGCTGGTTCGACATCAAAAAACTGGGCTACCCTCAGCTTTATCTGTTCTACTTCGGGGGCAATGCTTACGAGTATTTGCACCACGAAGAAATTGACGACTATGAAATTGACTTGCTACAGCACGACCCCATCCCGTTCTCCGCTATCGGCAGGTCTATTAGCGACATAACAGAAGACAAGCAAGACATTGAAACGTCGCTGCTTAGGGCAATGCTGGACAACGCACACGCCTCAAACAACCCTCGGCTTGCTGGCGACCCCTCACTGATTGACTTTGCCGACCTTATGAACCCCGCGCTTGGCGCTCCGATCAAAAGTCGCGGGCCTGTTCAGGTGGTAGACATCCCGTTTACTGCTGCTGGCCTGCTTCCGCTTGTCCTGCACATCGAGCAGGACACGGAACAGCGCACCGGCTTTACAAAGGCGTCAACTGGTCTTGACGCTAATGCGATGCAGTCTACGGATGCGCAAGCGGTGCAGAACACTATCGCCATGGCAAAAGGCCAAGCAGAGCTGATGGTGCGCAACATCGTGCAAACAGCAATTATCGGCATCTTTAAGAAGATGCTGCGCCTCAGCATATCGCACCTTGACCCTATTCAGGTTATCCAGACGAAGGGCGTAGTGCTGCCGGTCAACCTGACCGGGTTCAGCTGCGATCTTGCTGCTGTTCCTAACGTCGGGCTGGGGACTACTAGCCCGGAGCAGAGGCTTGCTGGCCTGCAATTTGTTCTGGAGAAGCAAGAGTCCATCATGGCAACCATGGGGCTGGACAACCCGTTCACGTCTCTGGAACAGATTTACAACACCATCGAAGACTTGACTATGCTGTTTGGGCTGACTAACCCCGGCAGGTACTTCAAGGTGGTTACTCCCGAAGTCGAGAAGGCCATCAAGGACGGCCAAGCGCAGGACGAAGCTGCGGCTGCTGAGTCTGGCAAACAGAATACTCCTATGGACCCTTCGCAGGCGCTCTTGCAGATGAAGGGCATGGACGCGCAGGTATCGCAGCTCAAGATTACCGCAGACGCTCAAAACGCTGCCAAGGAGCGCGTTCTCAAAGCGCGCATCGCCGCAGGCACTCAAGACATCGCCCGCGACAAGCTGGTGCAAGAGGCGATGATTGCAGCCAATCAGCTCAAAGCGGACACTCTAGCCGCTAAAATTGCCGCAGCACAGGACAAGAACAATGACCAGTCTGAACCAACAGCGAGTGCAGGACGCAGCGAGGCGTCTAGCAAGAAATCCTGACTTTGAAATCTTCTTGACAAACGAAAAGCAAGAATGTATCAAGGACTTAATGGCCACATCCGACGATGATGTAGCCGGGCGAGAGGTTGCGTATCGACGCCACAAGCTGGCAGATGCGCTTATGAGGAAGGTCAAGGCCAATGGTTGAGTCAAACAAAGAGAAGGTCGCTGCCGCACTGCTTGCTCAAATTTCCCCTGCTGAGGGGAATGTTGACGCCGCTCTTGTGGCCGCGCCGCTCGAAGCAGTCGAGCTGTCTCTCAACCCTGCCGAGGCACCCGCTCCTGCCACACTGGGCACGTCTGCTGGGGATGCTCTGCTTTCAGCACCCCTGTCGAGTGACCTTACTACCCCGGAAGATGACGCATCTGGCGCTGTCCTCTCCGTCAGCGACGACGATCTGATCGAAGTCAAAATTGACGGCGTGGTGGTGTATCGCAGTCTCCGTGAAGCAAAGCAAGCGTTGTCCGGCGAAGGTGGCATCGAAAACCGGCTCAAAGCAGCCGCCGAAGCCAAGAACGCCTATCAAGCAGACCACACCCGGCTGCTTGCTGAGTTCGACGCCGCAAGTACGGGTATGATCGGTTTGCTGGGCGACCTTGAGACGGTGCTGTACACGCCTCTTGTTGCTATGCCAGCAGACTCTCTGCGCAGCGACCCTGCCGCCTACATCGAGGCGCTGGACGCCTACACTGCCGACGCTAACCGCGTCAGCAATGGTCGGGCTGCTGTGCAGAAATTGGTCACTGACCATGCGGCGGGTATGCTTGTCCTCCGTGATCGCTACACCAGAGAGCAGGCCGCATTGGTCGTACAAGCGCTGCCCGTGCTAAAAGACCCTGCGAAGGGGAAAGCACGGCTGGCTATGATGCGGAGAGTCGCCATTGAGATTTATGGCTACTCCCCTGCTGAAATCTCTGCTGCTCAGGATCACCGCATGTATCGGATGATGAACGATTTGGCGCAAGTCCACGCTGCCCGTTTGGCCGCAAAGACTTCCGCCGCTGCAAGTCTGGTTGAGGCTGTCGAGCAGCGCACCGTCCGTCGCCTTAGCGCCGGACCCGCTGCCCGTGCTACCGCCGCCAAGGCTGCTGCTGCCGCAACAACGGAAGCTACGATCCGCGCCAGAACGAGGGGCGGCAAAGTCTCAGACATTGCCGCAACGCTCATCACCCAAAGGAAATAACCATGGCCGTGCTCGCCAACACTGTCGAGACTTACGACAACTCTGTGATCCGCGAGGACTTGCAAGAGGCGTACGTGATGATCTCTCCCGAGGAGACCCCGTTTCAACAAGTCATCCGGTCAGACACCGCTGACAACGTGCTGTTCGAGTGGCCCGTGGTCGAACTGGCCGCAGTCGATGCTGGCAACCGTGTGATTGAGGGCGAGGCCGCTCCTGCACTCAACACCGGCAACCTTGCGCTGCGTCTGTCAAACTTCACGCAGATTTCTGATAAAGTCGTCAGCGTGTCGCATACTTCTGATGCTGTCACCGCCGCAGCGCAGAACATTCAGCGGCTTGCAACGCAGATCACGCTCAAAATGCGTGAGATGAAGCGCGACAAAGAGACGATGCTTTTGTCGAACGTCGCCGCAGCCGCTGGGTCGTCGGGCACCGCGCGCGTTACCGCTGGTCTCCCTGCGTTCTTGCGTACCAACGTCGTGTTTGAGTCTGGTGGCGCAAACCCCACCCTCTCTGGCACCACTGAGGGCTACCCGAACGCCATTGCCACGCCGGGCACTACGGCAGTCCTCTTTGCGGAAGCCGATCTCAACTCTTTGATCGAAGACATCTGGAACGAAGGTGGCAACCCCTCCATCATCATGGTGAACAGCGGCAACAAGCGGCGCGTGTCGCAGGCGTTCACCGGCAACGCGACGCGGTACAAGGACACCGTGGATCGCAGCATCGTCAACGCTATCGACATCTACGACAGCGACTTTGGGCAGCTTACGGTTGTTCCAAATCGCTTGCAGCCGACCAACAACCCTGCTGGCGACAACGACAGCTACAACGTCTTCGTGATGGACCCTGAGTACATTGCTGTTGCCTACCTCGAAACTGTGCAGCAGAAGCCGCTCGCCAAGACTGGCCACGCCGACAGCGTGCTTGTGTGGTGCGAGTACGGCTTGCAGGTGGACAACGAGAAGGCCATGGGTATCCGCCGCGACACCACAAACGCTCCTTCGTAACCGGCACACCGACAAACATTCCCCCGCTAGGGGGAATGTCACTACACCGTAAACAGAGGTACACCCTATGGTCACTCGTCGCGCTGCCCGATCCGCTGCCTATGCTGACGCTCAAGCGGCCAAGAAAACCCCGGAAGAGCTCCGCCCGTTTGAAGTCACCCGCACGCGGGTCTGTGACTCTCGCGGCGTGTACTGCGACCCCGGAGAGACCGCCATGCTCAACAAGGCGCACGCTGCCTCGTTCCACTCTCTCGGCTACGTCAAGATGGATTTGGAGACCCTTTATGCAAACTCGGGTGGCGGCAAAACCGATCCTTACGCCTCTGAGGACGTTGGAGAAGATGACGCCGAGTAGGCAAGCAGCCTATTTGAGAGCAGCGCTGGAGCCTATTAAGCGCAAGTGGGCGCTTGGGCTCCCGCTGTCTGTGGCTGAGGAAGAGCTGTCTGCCGAGTGCTCTCGGCGGCTGCACTCAAAGCCAAAAGAGGTCGTGTCGTGCGACGAGTACGGCAACGTGTCTATCAAGCGCAGTAATACTGTAGACCCAGTTATTGCTGCCGTCAAAGCGTACTCTGAGATGCTGGGCAAGAAGCGCAACGACAAAGTAGCCGGAGCGCGGTTGGTGGGGTCGATTGACCCTATCACCGCCGCCAACTGGTCCAAAGAGTGGAGATGCGCTGTTGGGTCTGCCGAGTTTGGCAAGCGGGCCGCGAAGCGGATCAAGGATGACGGCGCTTACCGCGTCTTCAAGATCGGAGGTTAGCGATGAACTATGCAGGGTTTAAGACGTTCATCAGTACCTTTCTGTGGAAGCAGAATGACAGTGTGCTGATTGACAACCTCGACAACTTGATCCTGCTGGCTAACGCTGATTTAGAGCGAGAGCTGCGCCTTTCTCACCGCAATGTGAGCGAGGTTGTTTCTGTCTCTAGTACTACCTTCCTCACGTCAGCGCTCACCTCACCTTTGCGCACCATAAAGTCTATTGTGCTTAACGACCCAACACGGATTATTGGGCGCAACCCTATGAGTGCTGCCACTGTTGCCACCGTGCGCAGCAAACAGATCATTCCCCTGTCGGGGGGGATATACGACACCTACGCCATGCTGAACAAGGACACTATCTTGTTCGCAGGCAACATCTCTGCGGACTTGCCCGCCGACATGGCTATCACCTACCGCAAGGGCATCCCTAATTTTGCTGACGCTGATACCAGCTGGGTGGCCGACGAGTACTTTGATGTCTACTTGTACGGCGTGCTTATGCACACTGCCCCGTTTCTGCGCGAAGACGAGCGCGTCGGCCTGTGGCAGAGCCTTTACAAAGCAGCCCTCACCAGCGCAAACGATGAGTCACTGTGGGAAGTCGAGTACGGCGGCTCTCCTCTGCACGTCACACCAGTACACCGTCACCCAATCCGTCGCCGCTGGTAGCCGCAGACAATCCCCTGCCAAGGGGATTATTTGCTTTTGAAAGGGCAGCACAATGGCCGTCACCACAGACTACAGTTTTAACTTGCCGACGGTAGGCGGAAACCTCAACACATGGGGAGCCTTGCTTAACGATAATTTCACGGCGCTGGATAGCTTGCTGTCTGGCGATACTACGTTGACCGGGCTCGATGTCACTGGCAGCGTTATTGAAGATACCACTGTTGGTGCCGTCACCCCGTCTACGGGTAGTTTTACGGTACTCACTGCCACCTCGCTTTCTGTCGCTGGTGCCATCATCAGCGCCGCAGGTACGGTATCTATTTCAGTGCAAGACACTGACGGCGCGTCCGGCGCAGACATCGCGCAGTTTCGTGTGGATACCCCGTACGCCTACCTGCAAGGTACAGGTAATGGCAAGCTGCGGTTTGCAGGGCACGGCAACACTGATCTCACTGAATTTGAGGCGCGCGTTGCCGGTGCATGGCAAGCCATGCTCTATGACAACTACGCAAGCGACGTGACTTTTGGCGGCGATGTTGCGGCTACCACGTTCACAGGGAGCGGCGCAGCTCTTACTGGCGTCAACAAAATGGTCGCTGCCAGCGAAGCCGAGGCGCTGGCTGGCACCTCCAACACTGTAGCTATGACGCCCCTGCGAACTGAGCAGGCTATTACTGCCAGCTACCTTGGTCACTTTATCGTGCAGGAAACGCAGGCCAGCGGCACAGATGGCGGCACGTTTACATCGGGCGCATGGCGCACGCGAGACTTGAACACCGTCCAGCATAACAGCATCTCTGGCGCCTCCCTTGCCAGCAAAAGAGTAACCCTGCCAGCGGGGACTTATCGCGTTCGTGGCGGCGCGTTTGCTTTTAGAGTGAACAGCAATGCAGCGCGCCTATACAGCATCACTGCGTCAGCTACGCTCTTAATCGGTAGCTCAAACTATGCGTATTCTTCCGACAACGGTTACGTTGAGAGCGCGGTAGTTGGCATTTTCACGCTCGGCGCAACAACTGTGATTGAACTTCAGCACGACTGCGAAACCACATTCTCAGATCGTGGATTTGGTGACTCTGGTGACACTGGCGAGCGCGAACTCTACGCCCACCTCGAAATTGAGAGACTTGCCTAACCTATTCCATGTTCCCCCTTGGAGGGTAAACCATGAAGCCGATCCCTCTCAAGCTACCTCCGGGCCTGCAACGTAATGACACGCCGTACAGCAGCCCCGGCAGATGGACCGATGGGAACCTAATCCGCTGGAGGGACGCTACTGTGCGCCCTATTGGCGGCTGGCTGCGCAGACAAGACACGTTTGGTGTAGACATACCCGCGCTGTTCTCTGACAGTGCTGCGGAAGCTGTCCGCGATGTGTTCGGCTGGCGAGCGCTAGACGGCGCGCTAAATGTGGTGTTCGGCAGCAACCTGAAGCTGTACCACATGAGTCAAGCTGGCGCTATTACTGACATTACCCCAGCAGGGGGATCAACGTCTGCCAAAAGCCCCGTCACTAACGTAGGGTACGGCGGTAGTCCATACGGGCTAGGTGCGTACGGAGTGTCTAACAATCTGGCCGGAGTAGACCCTATCCCGCCCTTGCGGTGGGCGTTCGCTACTTTCGGGGAGCTGCTGCTCGCTGTGCAGCGTAACGATACGGAAGGCACTGGCCTTATCTACGAGCTCGACCTAGACACTCTGGAGCTCGCTGCTGTGACAAACGCTCCTGAGCACACCCAAGACATTATTGTCACCCAAGAGCGCCAAGTCTTTGCTATCGGGGTGAACGGAGAGCCCCGTGCCATTGCGTTTTCTGAGGTAGAAAACAGGACTGTCTGGGCACCCGCCCGAGCCAATCAGGCAGGGTCAAGAACTCTGGCTGGTGACGGTAAGCTGCTGACCGCTGTGCAGATAGCGGCTGGCGTGCTGATCGTAGGAGCGTCTGACGCTGTACTGGCGACCTACATCGGCCCTCCTTACGTCTATCGTACGTCACAAGTGGGCACGCAATGCGGTACTGTGGCTGCTGACGCTGTGGTTGCTACGGACACTTTTGCTGTGTGGCTTGGCAAAGAGACATTTTGGGTGTACGATGGGACACTGCAACCGCTGCCGTGTGAGGTGCTGGACTACCTGATCGAAGACATGGACAAGTCGCAGCTTAGCACGGTTGTTGGCACATCCATCCACGCCTCAAGTGAAATCTGGTGGCTGTACCAAAGCGTTAGCGGCGACAGCATCGACAAGTACGTTTCGTGGAATTATGTCCAGAACGTCTGGATGACTGGATCGCTGAGACGTACTGCTGCCATGGACGCTGACCCTGTAGCTAGTCCGCTGATGATTACCCCAGACGGGGTAATATACAACCACGAGGTCAACGGGGTAATGCCCGACGGCACAGTGTTTTGCGCCACTGGTCCGATGGAGATTGGTTCCGGCGAGCGTGTGCTGTGCGTGGGCTCTGTCCTGCCCGACACAGCTGACGTTGGGGACGTGTCTATGACTCTCTACGGCAGAGACATGCCAACGGCCACGGAGTACGCCTACGGCCCCTATGCCTATGCCAACCCCACCAGCGTACGCGCTTCTGGAAGACAGATCAGGCTGCGCATGGACCTGTTGTCTAGCTCTGCCAGAGTAGGCACTATGCGCCTCGTAGTCACTCCCGGAGCTGGGCGATGAGCATCCCAAACCCCCGGCTGATGTCCATTGATGCGTGGGCGCGCGCCGTCTACGAGGCAGACGTGGCCGGGGGAGGGTACGCAGAGGAGACCCTGCGGCCTGTGTCACCTCTGCTTCGCTGGCGCATGACGGACCTTATTGAGCGTGCGTCAATAGCCGGGGTGCTGTTGTACGACCCGGCAGTGGGTGTGCCAGTACACTCTGACGGAGCGTCTTGGGTAATCCCCAATCAAGAGACTGTCAGCGCAGGGCTGTTTGTAACCAACACTGCCTCAACCACGTTCGCCGCTTCTGTGGGCGCGAACCGCGTGCCGCTACCTACGTCGCTCAGTGATAACCCTGTGTGGGGATCGTTTAACGCCAGCACCTACGAGATTACCCTCTTAGGGGGAATGTACCTGCTTGAAGGATACTTTACCTTGTACGTGTCGTCAGGAGACGCAGTGACCGCTGCGTCTTACATCGCAGAAGCGTCAGCGTTGACAACTCCGGTTGGTCGTGGTATGGGTCAGATGCTATGCAAGGCTGGGCAATCGCAAATCCATGTGCCAGTATCCGGCACGTTGGAAGTACCAGCTGACGGTGGTACTTATGCTCTTATGGCGTCTGTGACTGGGGCCTCGTTCTTTGGCGCCCCAACGACAATCACAGGCGTAGAGAGCAAACTAAGCGCGCTGACCGTGCGCCTAACAGGAGTTACACAATGAGCGGCGCGCCACAAACTGACTATCTGTTCAGTATGCAGAACAGGCTTCCGACCAAGAATGATATGACCACGCAGCATCGCTGGTCAGATCGAGTCCGCAGCTCACGCGAAGACGCGGCACCTATGGACGACGCTGCCAAGCGCCGCATCGACATAGCAACCAGAGCTCAGGCGGCACCTTCCCCCCTAGAGGGTATGTTGAAGCCCATAGATCACAACCGCGACAACGCCGCTGCGTACGTCACTGTCATCATGGCTGTGCTGCTCAAGTGGAAGGAGCAGATTGACGAGGCCCTGCACCACGCAAAAGGCCAGTACGTCTTTGACGACGTTGTGGCCAAGGTTGCTGCCCGTCAGATACACGTCTACGAATACGACGAGGCAGTCGTTCTGATGCAGTACTGCGTGTTCCCCCAGTACTCTACTTATCACTGCTTCATCGCTGCTGGGGACATGCAGACCATAAAAGACGCCGAAGAGTACATAGCGCAGCAGGCCCGCTCTATGGGCTGTAAGCATATGACTATCTCTGGTCGGACTGGGTGGGCTCGGGAGCTCAAGCCGCGCGGCTGGGAGCACGTCATGTCTACAATGTATAAGGAGCTGTAACATGGGGTCGAGCAAAGCTGGCAAAGACACTGCTGAAACCAAAATTGACCCCCGGCTCACCGAGGCCAGTGTGGACGCCCTAGACTACGGGGCGCTTGCCGCACGTTTGCCGTACATGCCCAACCGAGGCACTGTGTTCGCGGCGGAGGCTCCGGGGCAGATCGACGCGCGCAACAACAACCAAAGCGCTGCTTCGGCGTTGGGTATGCAGGCTTCTTCATCTGAAGGCTACATGCCCGCCCCTCAGCGTGACTCCGCCGGGTTTCTTGGTTACTCGCCAGCTGGTGTGTTTGATCGAAACATGGATGAGTCTATGTCGCCGGGAATGCGCCGGTCTCTTGACTTGCTTTACGCAGACCCCGCAACCGGCCAGTACTACGATGAGCAGTCGCCGTTGTATCAGCCTGTTTACGGCGGCGGCAAAGGTATGAATGAAGAGCAACCTCCTCCGCGCACGGGGCAACAGAGCGGCGGCAGCATGAACAGCGGTGGCAGCGACAACGGCAACTACGGCGGTGGCGGCACTATCGGCGACACTGCTGGCTACGGCTCTGCGTCTACTTCGAGCAGCCGCTCTGGTAGTCTCGGCCAAGACGATTACGGTGGTGGCTCCGGTGGCGGGTCTGGCTCAAAGTAAAGGACATTATAATGGGCGGTGGAGCAGGCTATTCCCCTCAAGGGGGGAACATTTACGGGGCAAGCAGCCGTGCGCTGCAAGGTGCTGGTCAGGGGTTTTCTGGTATGGCTGCGCCCGGAGCTTTCCGCCGCAGCATGAACTCCTATGCGTCTCCCTACCAAGAGCAAGTGCTTAACAAGGCGCTTGGCAGGATAGACGAGCAGCGTGGGATGGACCTCAACAATGTTCGCGGGCAGGCTGCGCAGGCAGGCGCTTTCGGAGGGTCGCGGCACGGCTTGGTAGAGTCGCAGGTTATGGACGCCTACGGTCGCACAACCGCTGAGACTTCTGCTAACCTGTATCAGCAAGGCTTCCAGACCGCAGGGAACATGGCGCAGGCTGACGGCCAGCAACGGCTGGCCAGTCTGGGTGGGCTGCAAGGCGCAGGTATGCAGGGCTTTGGCTTGGGCCAAAACATCGCTGGTGGGCAGGCTGCGTTTGGCGCACAGCAGCAGCAGTCAGCGCAGGGCATCCTTGACGCAGGCGACATTCAGTACCAGCAGGTTGCCGCGCGACCGCAGCAGATGCTCGACCTGATTATGGCTGGGCTTGGCGGTAGCCCTCTGAACGAAAACGTGACAAAGACCTCGACGAGTCAGCCGGGTATGTTTGATTACTTGAGCCTAGCAACTGGGCTCGGGTCTGCGGCAGTGGGAGGCAAGTAACGTCATGGCAAAACTTCCTAACCGGAACAACTTTGACGAGCTGTACAAGTACTTCACTAGCGCAGGCGTGGGCATGTCCCCCGCAGGCGCTTCTGGCCTTCTGGGCAACGTGCTTGCCGAAAGCAACGGCGACCCTCTTGCGTTCAATGAGGCTGAGGGGGCGGTTGGAATTGGCCAGTGGCGCGGCTCTCGCGCGGACGATTTGCGATCGTTTGCGGAGCAAGAAGGTGCAAGCGCTGACGACCTGATGAGGCAGGCCCGCTTTATGGTCCATGAGTTTGGTGGCACCGAGTCCAGAGCGTACGACACGTTTAAGAACGCTGATGACCCGCGTACCGCAGCGCTAGACGTTGCCCAGAATTACGCGCGCCCCGCAGCGAAACACATCCCGCAGCGCGCTGATTACGGCGGGCAGGTTTACGCTGCGATGACCGGCGCTGAGCATGTGCCAACTTCCCCTGTCGAGGGGATTGTGCGCACGGTTGGCGGCGCTACTGACGAGCAGATCAACCGCACGCTTCCTGCGGGCGAAGATGGCACTCCTGCGTCTGCAATCCTGAATAGCGCTGTCGGCGAGGCAAGCAGCTTTCTTGCTGATAAGCACGGCCTCGACCCGTCTGACGGGTTCAGCACCATGCAGGAAATGGCGCAGGCGTCACAGGCCCCGAAAGATCAGACCGACCCAAAGACCACCAAGCGCCGCCTGATGGCGGCTGACATGCTTGAAATCTTGTCTGTTGGCCTCGGTCAGATGGGCTCCAATCAGCCTGTCAACGTGGGCGGCGTTATCGGTGCTCAGCGTGAGCGCCGCGCAGCCGCGCAGAACAAAGCCGACGAAGAAGCCGCGCAGGCGCAGAAAGTGAAGCAGCGCGCAGCGCTGGCCGAGCACTTCAAGAAAGCTGGGAAGCCCGCCCTAGCGGCTATGGTGACTTTTGGTGGTGACGAGGGTTCTAGCGCCGCCATGAGTGTTGCCAGCCAGTACATGAAAGACCAGTTTGGCAACAACTTGTCTCGGGCAGACACCGAACGCAAGTACGAGCTCGAAGAGAAGCTGGCAGCGGCTAAGCAGCGCGCCAGAGTAGCGCAAAATCAATCGACTGCGGATATGTACACCGCCATGGGGCGTATCGACCTCGCCAATCTTTCCCTCAATGACAACACTGAGCTGGCGGGCGAGATATACAGAGACGCTTCTAAGCCGCAAGCTGGTGGCGACAGCGCAGCCAGCGCTTCTCTGGCGCGAGATCAGAACATTGCCGCAGCCCCCGGCTTTGCCCAAGACTTGCTCGCGGCTGCCCCCTTGTACGGCCCTGTCGTCAGTGCTTCTATGCTTCGCGCTGCCGATAGTTTGGACAAAGACCCCAACAGCTACGCTTCTATTTTTAGTCGCTTTGGCGAGCAAGTGGCGACCGGGCTTAGCGCCATAGACCAGCGCGGTTCCGACATTGAGTGGTCTGCAATCCTTGATCGCATGGGGCGCTCCACAGACGCAGCCACTCTGCGAGCTGGCCCCGCCGCAGACCCAACCGCCTACGCCGCTGCCAAAGCACGCACAGACGAGCTGGCAAAAGAGCAGCCTAACCGCCCCGTCAGCATGGCAACCAGTGAGCAAGCGGCTAAAGAAGCGCTGCGCGCAGCTATGCCCGACGCTACACAAGAAGAGCTGGCAGATCAGCTTACCCGTCCCAACGAGGCCGATGGCATTGTGATGGCGTACCGCGCTGCCGCTACCGAGAACCGGGCTAACCGCAACGAGGTTAGCGCTATTTCTGAATGGTTCAGTGCCCTGTCACTGGCAGAGCAGGGGGCTAACCCAGCGGTTGCCGCGCTCATAAGCGCAGCAACCGCCAACCCGTCGCCGGAAGCCGCTAAATCTTTGCGCGAAGCACTGCAAGATACAAATCTGCCCGCTGTGAACACAAGTTCCCCTACGGAGGGGATGATTGCCGCTGCTCTGAGGATGGCTACGCCGTCGGAAAAGGAAGCCATAAACTCTGGCAACCCTATCCGAATGAACGAAACCATTGCCACTATCGCTGGGCGTGAAGGCACCGATGCTGCCGCCGTTAGCCAAGCTGCGCGCGACGAGGAAGCTGCTAAGCGAGCCGCAGAAACCGCCCGTATCGCTGCTGCGGAGACTTCTGGTATTAACACCGCAGCCCAAATCAAGGTAAACGAGGCGCGTATCCTCACACAAGCAGCTGAGGATAGAGTGTCGGATGCAAAGCGCGCTTATGCTGCGGACCAGAGCGCCACTAAACTCGCCATACTTACCGCTGCGCAACGCGAGGCGTCAGAGCTCAAGACCACTGAGGCACGCCTGCGCTTGGACTCGGAACTCAGCATGACCTCTGAGGCGGTCAACGCAGAGCGCAACGCCCAAAACCAGATCAGAATAGACAAGGCGCGTGGCGACGCGGCTGCTGCCGCCGCAGCAATCGCGCGGACCGAGCAGGCGTACCTTGACAATAAGAACGCAGAAAACAGGATCAATTTAACGGATGCGCGGTCGCGCGCCTCTACGCTTGCGACAAACGAGGCACGACAGGCGCAAGCTGCTGAGCTCGCCGACGCTGCCGCTATCCGAGACTCTGAGCTTGGGTTTGGCACGGCCAGCGCTTTGCAAGCAAATGGCTTTGCTGCGCAGATTGAGGCTGCGGAACTTGCCAATGCTAACAATGCCGCATCGCAAGAGCGCCGTGTTGTCGCTGATACTGAAGCCGCTACTGTACAGTTTGACAGAACAGACTTCGCAGCAAGTAGAAAGGCGAAGATTGCGGCTGACGATAAAGCCGCTGAGAAGGAGCGCATGTTCCAGATGGGCGACCGAATGAGTATGTTGTTTCCGGCGGATAAGCGGGACGCAGTGCGTGAGGCGTTGCAGGCCACGGAGACGGCAGAAGAATTTAAGATCGCGCTGCGAGGCGTCAATGACGAGTACGGCACTCCGACGGCTATCAAGACTCTTGAGCGGTATGTCAAGGACGACGACGTGTTCCGCATCGCCAAGGAAATGTCTGCGCTTCCGGGCGGGTTTGGCCTAGAGATCGCCACGACCCTGCGGAAAGGGCTGGCCGACGGCCTTGTGGCGCAGCGTGAGACGCACGATAACCGTTCGCTCATGGTTACGGCTATGGACGGTCTCGCCACTATGGCCGCAGAGGGAGAGTTTTCTTCTGGCCCGTTCACTGCGGCAGTACTAGCGCCGCTGTCGTCTTTTGCCAACGACGTGCTTGGTAAAGGCGCTGCGGACTCTATTCTCACGGAACCGTCCCGCATCTACCTTGCTATGGTGGACGCCGCCGAAGGTCAGTTTATCAGCGCTATGCGCACTATCGGCGTCGGCGCGCAGTCTGACTGGGAAGGCGCAAAGTACTTGCAGCCTATGCCCTCAACTACGAATACTGTCACCACTCAGCACGCGCTTGCTCAGCGTATTGTTCGGATGTCTATCATCGAAGGCATTGCTATCGACGCAAAGCAAGAGTACATGATGCTCTACGAAAATGATCCGACGCTGTTGTCTGATCCGAAGCGCATGAGTGACTTTATCAGCAACGCAATCCATGAGACAGCACCTGACCTCATCCCGACGTTCGACGGTGCTGGGACTGTTGGAGACCCGACCAAGAGCCGCGCTCTATACGATAAGTACACTGCTGACCGTGCCAGCGGAAACATAACCGATACAACGCTTATCAAGGTTGTCAGCAACAACGGCACTATTACCTACCAGACAGCCAAGAAACTTGACGACCGCCTTCGCTCCATCAACAGAGAGGCTAACTGATGCCCGGCCCTCCCCAGCCAACGCCCGCCACTGCGCCTGCACCCTCGCCCAAGTCTCAGCCGTTTCCTGCGCTGGTCCCGCAAGCCGCTGAGCAAGATATGCAGCGGCTTGCAGGCCAAGCCGCCTTCTTCAAAGCTCTTGAGCGGGGCGAAGACCTTGCCTACGACAAGAAGCGCGACGAGGATAGGGTCTACGAGAATACCCCCAAGAGGGGAAAGCTGGCAAAGGCATGGACCGACATGATGAGCCGAACCAGCGTGGGAGCGCTTGGTGCGACTGCTGATTACTTTGCCCGCAGAGGCCCCGACGACTCTGACGGAGGAATAGCACTGGATACAGCCGTTGGCGTAGCGCAAGGGTTTACTGGCGGGATCATCAACCCTGTGCTGGGCCTTGCGTCCATTGCCCTCGACCCCTTCGCAGGGCCTCCGGGAAAGCGGATGTCAGCGGTCAATGAAGGGCTGAACGACTCGTCAAATCTGGTCGGGGAACTAGCAGGAGCGCTGACCCCCGGCAGTATTCCCGCTCGGTTGGGCATAGCAGGGGTGAAAGGCATAAACGCCCTGACGCAATACGGCGCTGGCCTGTTCAAAAATAACATGGTCACGCGGGCGCTGGGTATGGGCGCTGTCGGGGCCGTGGAAAGCGCCGCCTATTCGGTTGCCACGCAGCAGGGAAATCCACACGTCGCAGCCCTCTATGGCTTTGGCGCGGGCGCTGTAGGTACGCTTGCAGCTGAGGCGGTGTTTGACCACGGCGTCAAGTACGTAACTCGCAAAGCGGGGCTGCGCGACCCTGACAACACAGCGGCTATTGCCGTGCGCGACAGTATTCGGCAAAACGATGGTGATGCCTTTATGGAGGTCTTGCCGAGCGGTGTTCTTGGTATCAACGCAGAAGCGATAGCCGAAACTGCCAAGCTGCTAGACCTGCCCCCCGGCGCAGTGCTGGCAGACCTTATGCCGCACCGCGTTAAGGGGCAGATAGACGACCTTATGGCGCAGACTGATACCAAAAGGATCGACGCCGTAGAGCCTTTGCGCACTATGCTGCGCAACCGCTATGAGTCGGCGCAAGAAGGTCCGCGTAGAACTATGGTAGAGGTGTTTGGCTCCTCCACAGTGCAGAGCCCCATATCTATGCACGCGGCCAGCCGAGCGAAGTTTGAAGAGCTTACCCCGCAATACGATCAGGCACTCAGGATTAACAGAACGAACATAACCCCTGTTGTGGCCCTGCACAGGATGTTAGATAGGGGCTTTAGGAACGCTGGCGGAGATAAGCCAAAGACGCCACGCGCCGAAGCAATGTACGAAGAGTTGAAGAAAAATCTACTAGGTGCCGCCCTCACCTCGCCGAAGCCGTACAAGCAAGCGGGTAAGGCAGCAAAGCCCAGAAAGGGCGTAGAGCGCACTTATGCGCCGTCTGACTTGCTCGACTTGCGCAAGCAGCTGGATGCCCTGATGACGGGCAGCGCCCGCGACGGCAGCGCGTTTTCAAACATGAGCTCGCAAGAAAAGGCCGAGGTGGTGACTATGCTGCTGCCACTGCGCGCCCGCCTTAACGACCGGCTGCATGAGGTAGCCCCCGAACTGAAAGAGCTTGACGCCTCGTTCGGCGGTATCGCTATGTCTCAGAACGCTTATCAGGCAGGGCGCGACGCATACCTCAAAGCGGACACGGATAGCTTGCCCTTTGACATCTTTGTCAAGTCAACCAGCAAGAGTGCATCGGAGCACGCCGCGTTTCAAGAAGGGGTCAAGTCAGCGCTGTACGACGCGACCAGAAACAAGAGCCCTGCTCAGCTGGCGGCTATGTTTTCCGATGAGTCTGCCAGTTTGGGCAGGCTCAACGAGGTGTTTGAGCCGAAGATGGTGCGCTCTATGCAGAAAGCATTGCGCGATTACTCTCGACAGGCCGAGGTGGCCGATATGTACAAGCCCACCGCTGCGGCTCCATCTAGGCCGTGGAACCCTTGGGGAGCGCTCAGCGACGGCGTTATGATCGCCGCAGGTAGCGTTGGCGCTATGTCAAACGCAATCGCTGCTGGCGCGTTCCGTAGACAGCTGCCGCGAGCGTCGGTCAAAGGGCTGGCTGGAGTGGACGCCAACCGTGCCACCCTTCTAAGCTCGCCAGCCGACGAGGCTGTGGAGAAGATGAATGTGTCGCTGACAAACGCCAGCCAAGCGCCAAACATGAGGCCCGGTATCGCAGGAGGGAGCAGCCCCCTTGCAGCCTACATGGGCTCTATGGTCGGACCGTCTGAGGCCATGCTGCTGGACCAGATGAACTTCGGGCAGAATATCCCCCCGCAAGGGGAATAATCAACCTATCGACTGGACGGTGACGGCTACGTAGCTGTCGCCGTCCGTTTCTACAGACATAACATGCCCAGCGTGGACCACCGAAGTCTCCCTGTTAAATATCGTATCCAGCACTTTGAGCATGTCAGCACGCCGTTGTCTGCCAGCCATTAGGCGAGCAGTCTTGGCAAGCACTAGCAGCTTGCCCATGTCATACCTGCCGGGACCAGCGCTAACCAGCATCTTGAGCCACGGGCGGATGACGTGGGCACGCCTAGCGTCCTCTGTGACCTCACCCTGCGCCTCCTTGGTCTCTGTCAGCACAGCGACGGGCGCTGTCTGCTTGATACCTTGCGTGGTCTCTCCCAGATCGTAGCTTTGCAGCTCGAACCTGTACATGCCTACGTCGTCAATGCTGCGGGCCATGAAGATAGACAGCAGCGATGAGCCGTCTTCCTGCTTGTGTACTTTCAGAACGACATCGACTTCCGCCTCGATGTTAGATGAGCCTCTTGTCCTGCCATCTTTTCCTGTATGGTGGATGTAGACCACCGTTGCAGTGACCCCATGGTCGCGCAGCTTAGACGTTAGCTCAAACAGCTTTGACGTATCGTCCACGCTATTCTGGTCTGCGCCGGGCATGGCTTTAGTCAGCGTGTCCACTACGATAAGCCCGAGCTGTTGCCCCGTGTCCTTGGTGTACCACTTGTCCGCAGCCACTATCTTGCCGATCAGCTCGTCTTGCTGCGTGATAAAATTAGCAGACTTCTCTATGACGAAGAACGGGATTTTATCCGGCAACGTCTCGCCAGCGTCTCTTCGAAAGCGCTTCTCTGCTTCTAGGCGCAGCTTAACCGCTCTCGTACCCTCCAGCGAGAAGTACAAAACCCCGCGCGGCTCGGTAATTCTGAACGGCCCCATCGACTTGCCTAAAGCAAGAGCAAACGCCAGCTTGAGGCTGATCGCTGTCTTGCCTGCCTTCGGGTCCGCTGCTATGACAACGCTTTCGTTCTCGCAGTAGACCGGGTAGATGGTAAACTTCTGGTTAGCAACGTCTATGTCTTCGTGGGCAAAGTACCCATCGTCTGCAAACGGCCAAGCGTCCCCGTAATCTTTGGGCGGCGGAGCAATACCCTCCGCAGGGGAATAGTCAGCGTCGCTGCTGGCGTAAAAGCCAGCAGCGGCAGCGGCACGCTTTAGGCGTTCGGCGATGGCAGGGTCCACGCTGTCAGCGGCATCCTGCGTCGCAGCGTTAAGGTCAAACTTGTCGCGGCCAGAGCCGACCATGCGCGCCAGCTCGCCGCTGTCGTCTTGCATGAGGGCAAGCCACCTAGCGTGTCGCGGGTGCTGCGGCGACGCTGCGACAGACGAGCCGAGAGCAGCGAGCACGCGCGCCATAACGGCGCTGGCGGGCTGTCCTTGTCTGAACAGCTTTGCGACCATCGACGCTATGCTATCGTGAAAGTCAACCGCGCGCATGATAGCGTCTTCATGCTGACTGACAGTCTTAGCAGTGTGCTGCTTCTTCTGGTGGATCAGCCGCTCGACCAGAGCCTTGGGGGCTACAGAGAAACCGCCATTGTCCTCTATGGTATAGCCAGCACTGGGGGGCAGGATGATGTACCCGCCTTCCCCCTTGATCTCTACGCCCGGCACGGGCTTGCAGTTAGGATAGCCGTTGTGGCTCTCGTAGATAAGGTGCAGCCCGCCGCTCTTTGTCCGGTGGCGCTGCGTAGGCGGCAGCATATCTAGCGCTTCCAGCTCTGCCATAAAAGCAGCAGCCGACGCGCCAGCCGCCCCCGACTTGTAGGTATCGAAATCACAGGCGAACAGGCCAGCGGCGCCGCCCATAGCGCCGCCTATGAATATGTTTTCCCCGTGACCAGCGAACAGCGAGCGTACAGCATCCGGGTCGGTGGACGCAGCGTGAAACCCCGTGGCTACCAGCGGAGCCTTATCCGTCCCGCATGGGAACACCGGCACTCCCATGCCCGCCCAAGACAACGCCGCGTCGATTAACTTCGTCATAGCTAAGTCTCCCCGCCGCGTATAGCGCCTTGGCTTCTTCAAGCGTGACGCCGACCCGGTACAAATCTATGCGGATAACGTCCCGCACCCCATAGCGAACAGACATGGCAATGTCTGGTATCTGCTTGTCGTCGGCGTAAACGATGGTGTTAAGAGCATCTTTTATCGCCTTCAAGCGGTTGTCAGTATCCCCCCCAGAGGGGAACACTAGGCCAGCAGCCGCCGCTGCTTTATGCCATTTAGGCCAGCTCTTGGGAGGCACCTGTTCGGCAACGACCCGTATGCTGAGGGGATACTCCGCCGTGCTGTAGACCAGCGACATGGCTGCTAGGTTCGCTATGTACTTCTCAAACAAGCGCGTTCGCTCTGGAGTGTACATATGCCCGGACTTTGAGACGCGGGCGCGCCCTTTTGGAATACTGCGCGAGAGCACAGTCATCCCGAAGACACGCCCGCCAAGCTCATTGCTCATGTGCGGATCAGCGGCACTAGCTTGACCATAGTAAGTCTCCTGTTTACCCTCTGGAGGGGATTACGGTTTATCTGCCCACGTAGTTCCGATCTTCCAGTCGATCAGGTTGGCAGTGTCGGAGCCGGGGAACACGTCAAGCCACGCTTGCGTCATGCCCTCGATCTGTGCGGCCATCGCCTCTTCTGCGGCGGATGTTTCTGAGCGCGATATGAGCTCATCGTGTACAGTAGCAGCCAGCTTGGCCGGTATATCTCTCTCCACAAACAAGCGGTGCGTCCTACCTACTGCCCGGTACATCACCGAAGCGGCGATGCCTTGCACGCCGTAGTTAGCGGCGATGGGCATAGTCCTGTCGTCACGATGCACGTAGACCGAGCGGCCATCGGCAATAGGTATGAAGCCGTGGGTCACTTGCATATGCGAATAGATAGTGTTACGGTAGTTGTACGCCTTCGGGTATCGAGCAACCCAAGCGTCCAGAGCGCCCTCTGCTTCGGAGACAGAGCACTTCAACACGTCAGACAGGGCAGCAGCCGCCGCACCGTAAATAAGCTGGAAGGTAAACCCCTTAGCCTTAGAGCGCTGCTCTTTCAACAGCATGTACTTGGCTCCCAGCTCTCCCTTGCCCATGCTGTCCAGCACTTGTAGCACCCAGTCCAAAGCGTAGTCGTAAATCGCCGCGCAAGACGCCGCGTGAACGTCTGAGTACGTGGCGTCATACAACAGCTGCTTGTCGCCAGAAATCTCCCCCAGCGCCCTAATCTCTACGCCTTTGTAGTCCGCGAGACACAAGAGCTCTAGTGTCGGGTCCGAAACATAGAAGGCTTTACGCACCACCTGCTTACGCGGTATGTTCTGCTTGTTGACATTAGCGGACGAATAGCGCCCTGTAGCTGCCTGCGCGATATTGTAGCGCGCAGTCACTACGCCGCTCAGCGCTTGTTTGTTCAGCAGAGTGTCGCCGTAGGTGGACAGGTACTTGCTGTAATACTTGTAGCCAGCCAGCGCAGCCAGCCACCGAGAGAACGGGTACCCGAAGTTTCTGGATATAGACCGAAGGTACTTGCCCTCGAACTGCATCTGCTTCTTCTTCTCAGTGCGCGGCCAGTGGTCTATGACTTCTTGCGGTAGGATGGTGGCAAGATACTTGCCTATCTGCATGTCGCTATTGAGGTTCTTTATTACCCCCTCGGGGGTAAGTTTACGTATGTACCGCAAGAACGTGGCGTGCTTCATCTCCCACAGGCTAACCGTGCCCGAGTGGTAGTCAGCATCTAGCTCTATGCCTGTGCGCTCGCACTCGGTAGTGCCGCGCACGGAGTAGTCAAAGACAAACTCTGCGGCGTCGATCTGGCTCTGCTCCAGCTTGGCGAACCAGTGCTGCTTGAGCTGCCACGTCAAGTAGCTGTCGAACCCTGCGTAGTCCAGCTGCGAGGGAGACAAGTACGGATCGCCCCAGTTACTATTCTGCTCTTGCTTGTCGATGATCGCCTTGAGGTCGCGCTTGACCATCTTGGCGAGGCTAGACGGGTGCCCGCCAATGTGCGCCTTGGCTAGAAAATCAACGTCGCGCGTCCTGATCCACTTGCTGCTATCAAAAGACAGAGGGTCGTTGTGATCGATCCACGTTGTCTCAAACTTTGAGTTGTACACCCAGACGACCTTGGCACCAGTAGTCTTTCCCCTCAGCAGGGGAATGTAGTCGGACAGCGGCCCACACATATCGTGGTCAATGATGAAGTGATGGTCGTCATTGCAGATAGAAGTGAGCCGCACCCGCCCGACCCGAGGGTCCAGCGAGGTGGTCTCGAAGTCCAAAGCAAAGTCTACCATGGTAGCCAGCCATGCCATGGCCTGCTCTCTGGTAGCCATTACACAGGAGGCGCTAGACTTAGCCAGCAGCGCCTCTGTGTTCTCGTAGGACGCAGCTTGGGTAATCATGCCTCATCATCCCCTTGCTGCACGGCTTCTGCTTGTGTAGCGATCTCGTTTAGGTAGCCACGCAGAGCGCCCCGCAGCGTAACATTGGCGTTGTTGGCGATGTTGTAGGCGCTGTCTATGATGGGCACTACCGGCCCGACGACAACCAGATTGCCGTTGACCAGCAGCTGCTGGGCTGTCTGTAGCTCGGCGCACGCTCGGTCAAGCGAGCCAAGGGCTGACATGGCGGCGTTGTATGGGTTCTTCATCCGGTGGCCCTTTCCCCTGTGTAGGGTAATCCCTAAAGTAGCACCGCCGCCGCAGTCTGGGGAAACTGCGGCGGCGACCCCAAACACCTGCTAGGCAGGGTCGAGACAGGATTGCGAGCCCTGCGCTCCAACCACTTTACGTCGCGCGACGGCGTCGTGAAGTGGTAGCTGCTGCCTCGGCTTTCGCCGTGGGAACTGGGGCCTCGCTGGTGCGACGGCGACGGGGCTCAGGCTTGTCAGGCACAACCTCTGCGTCTTCGGTGTCGTCATCGTCGAGCCCAGCGCCGGGGTTCTCGCTCTCCGAGGGCTCGTCGGCCTCCGGTGCGCCAGTGACCGCAGCCGAACCCGTACGCTTGACGCTATCAGCAAACAGCTCGTCAAGGTCGTAGCCTCCGTCGCCCGACAGCTCCGGCAGCGCTGCGTCATCCAACCAGCCGATCACCGCAAAGATGGGCTTGTAGTTTTTGAAGCCCTGCGCCTCAAACTCTTCGAGGTCGTGAATGAACACGGGCCAGCACGGCTCACCAGAGGCCATGCGCCGGGAGACCTCCTTGAGCATGTCGCCCATCTCTGCTTTGCCAGACACAGAGCTATTCGAAAATTCGATCTGACGGTCATTGTCCAAGGACTTCGCCTGCCAGCCGCGCTGTGACTGCCAGCCCTCGCCTTTGGCGGTGTTGTACGGACCATGAAGGTCATGGTCGGGCTCAGGGATGCGCTGCTCAGTGAAGATGTTGTACCAGAGCTTGGCGACCGGCTTGCCGCCCTTCCACGCGATCCAACCGTCCATGAAAGACGCGACGTTCAGCAAGAAAGGCTCATCAGGGGTGACGGTCTTACCGTCCTGAAAAGCGCTGTACACGCCTTTCTTACCAGAGAAGTTAAGAAACTCGCTCTCGCCTCCGCGCTGCGGCGCCTCGTTGGCGCTCTCCTTCGCTCGTGCGGCCATCGCCTTGGTGTCGAGGGGCTTGACCGCTCCGCCGAACGGGTTCGTGATTTCATTTGCCATTTGTCATTTCGCCTTCGTTGGTCTGTGGCTAACAAGTGCCGGTGTCAGCTTCCGGTAGGTTCCCCCGTAGAGGGGAAGATTTATGGCTCGTGGACCGTCGCGCTGGGGAGACACGAAGCGCCCTAGTTACCCCCCAGAGCTACCGGCTGGGGACCATGATCGTCACGCTTCCTTGGGAATTTCGATCACCGTCATCACTGACGACGGCGCTCCGGTCTTGGTGAAGTCTTCGTACTTCTTGCCGCGCTTTTCCAGATACGCAGTGATGAGCGCTTTGTCGAGGCTGACCGCGCCCTTCTTCATGGAGCACTTGAAGATGTAGCCCGCGTGCTGCAAAGAGCCCGCTCCGATGATCGCCGGGCGCACTATGGGGTCGAGCTCCTTGAGGCGGGCGTCAATCTTTGCCTTGGCGGCGCGCAGCTCCAACATCTCGGCCAGATAGGGCTTGACGTTATCGAGAGAAGATGGTGCGGGCGATGTCGATTGCTCGGTCACGGTTTTCTTTCTCCTGTTTAATCATGGTACCCGCCGCTGAGCATCTCGCAGTGTGCGGGCAGTACTGGCAGTCTCCGTTGTGGATGCCTTCGGCGGGCAATTCGTCGGGTGCCGAGGCAGTAAACACGGTGTCAGCGCGCACCTTGAGGTCTGCAAGGTACTCTTTCGCAGGGGCGGCTTTTGTGTCAATCCAAAACTCTGGACCCTTGTTGTAGTCAGACGCCTCTGTGTAGGTCAGCAGCCCGCCAACGAGGTTTCGCTCTGGCATGGCGATCTGCATGAGGTCGGTGTTCTGGATCACCTGCGCTATGTGAGCGGGGACAGGCATACCAGACATTTTCTTGCGAGGGTCGTAGCTCTTGAACTCAAGGGTGAAGTCGCCCTTGGGCCGTACCGCCAGCCCGTCTGGCGTGCCGCTTCTGTTGCCGTCCACAAAGCTAACTTGGTTGGAGCCGAGAAACATGAAGCTGGTCCCCGGCACGCCACCCCGTAGCTTAGTTACCAGCCATTCTTCTTGAGCGTTGCCCCGCTCTGCGTACCCCCAGTTACCGGGCATTGCCCCCGTGATAAACCCTTTGGGAAGAGTGTCCATATTCCCCCCCAGAGGGGAACGCTCCAAGTCGTCAGCCTCGATGAAGCAGCCCAAGTCATCGTAGCGCTTGTTGAAGAACGCCATACGCAGACACTTGCCAACTTCAGAAGATGAGACATAGGACTTGCGCATCAAGTGCCCGCCGCCGAACACTGGCCACATGCGCGTCTCTTTGCGGATGTTGGCGTCCAGTGCCCTACGCAGCACGTTGGTAGGTTGCGCCAGAGTTTTAGCGTCGAACATTTGATAGTCCCCATTGGTTGACAGTGATTACCGGCGGGGCAACCGCTGGATGACAACGCCTTACTATAGCAAGAACGCAAGGCGTTGTCAAGTGTTGCCATTAGTACAAAATCATCGCCACAGCAACGCCAACCAGCGCTGCTAACACTGTCAACATTGACAGCACCGCCAAGGCGACAACACTACCACGGTGGCGGCGCAGCGTCCCTCTGCTGGGGGAGCGGTGCCGCGTCATGGCGCGCACTTCTTCGTCGGATCGGCCATACCCACCCGCACTTCGATGTGTTGAACGGCTCCACGTAGCACGGCCAAAGCGCACAGCAGCGCTTTCTCGCCCATCGCCCGCGCAAACTGGCGCGCCAAATCGGTGGTAAGGGGCTGGCCGCACTCAACAAACTGTGTAAGCAGCATGTTACCCAGCAAGCTATTGAGCGCGCACTCGGGGCAGATACCCTCCGCTCCGAGCTCGTTAAGCATAGCCGTCAAATGCTTTTCAGTTATAGCTTCGTAGCGCATTTGCGCCGTCTGTGTGGTGAGGCAAGACATATCGCTTCTCCTGTTTACCCTGCAAGGGGGATTATTCTCCGGTACGTACGATCCGCTGCTCTGCGCCTTTGGCACGCCTCATGCGAGCGATAGCCAAGCTAAGAGGATGCGTCGGCATCACTGTATCCACGATGACAGGCTGCGTCTGGCCAGTGCGCTGCACCCGCTTGTAAAACTGCTCTATGGTGGACGCGCTCGGGCAGTCCTGCGCTATCACTACCCTGTGACACATAGCCTGTAGGTTCCAGCTGACCCCCATCGCGGTCATTTGGCCGACGATAACGTCAAGGTTTCCTTGGTTAAACGCACTCCTTATCTCTTCGCGCTTCTTCACCGTCACGCCACCCCGCACCACGCCGACAGACAGCCCGCGCTTCTCAAGCTCTGCAACGTACGCATCGCCTACGGCGGTATGGTACACGCCCACCAGCACCGGGCTATTGCGGGATATGTTCTCTATGTGCTCCACAACCGGACCCACCACCGACAGGGCCAGCGCTTGCCAAACGCCTTGCAGCCCGGTGTCTTCGTCGTCTGGCCCTGCCTTGCTAAACTTTAGAGCAACCTCTATTTCTCGGTCAGTCATCTTGGACAGCATGGCGGCATAGTGCTTCGGTAGTCGGTCTGGCTTCACCGTCAGCGAGGCAAACGTCAGCGGCGGCAGGTCCAGCGCTTCCTCTCTCCTGATTGCGCCTATGTCATGGTACACTATGCGGTTTAGCAGCCTAGAGGACGTGCTCGCCACAATTTTTGGTTTTTGTGGTAGCTTTTTATGGACGGTTATCCATTTAATAACGCAGAAGCTACGCACAAAATTCTGGTACTCAGTCACCCCGTACTGCGAGAACACTTTAGGGAACAAGGCGACTAGCTGCGTCCACATATCGTTGCTATGCGACCACACCGGGTTTCCTGTCAGAGACCACACATGGTCGAACAGCTCCATAAACCCCCTGTCTCCGTCATACTCTGCGCCGAACACCGCCTGCGACCGCTTGGAACCATAGCCGCGCAGATAGTGCGCCTCGTCCAGTATCAACGCGCCCTTGTTAAAGTGCGCGCGCAGTCTGGCCCGCTGGCTACCTGCGGCAAGGTCATACGGGCACAAAACAAAATCAGTGTCGGGCTTGATCTTATCAGCGCCAGAGCGCAGGATTTGCGCCTTAGCGCCTAGCCACATTTCTGTCTGCTCCTTCCACATCTCCATTGAAATTAGCGGCCCCAAAACAAGTCCCCGATCATGGCCCGCCCGCTTCACAGCCTCCAGCGTAGACAGGGTTTTACCTGTCCCCGCTAGGCTATGGTTGGGTATGTCCCCCTGTATCAACCTATCTGCATCTTCGTCTTGGATGCGCATGAGCGTTGGGCGGATCATTGCTTGCCGAACCTTTTAGGGTTAGCAACCACCGCCTGCATCGGCTCGGGAGCATTACCCCCTGCGGGGGATTGTGCTTTGCCGGGCGTCACACAATGCACAGACATGAGCGCGGACGCGAGCAAGGCGTGAGCGACCGCCAAGTTATTGGCGCACACGCACTTTGCCCGAACCGTGTCGTTGGCCGGGTCGTCGTGCATCATCCTGCGCCAGCCCATGCAGTCGGTCATTAAGGTAGTAGCCACATCAAGCAGGGCCACTATCTTATTTTCTGTGGGCTTGGGCAGCATGGCATAAAGGACAGCCTCGCGCCGCAACCGCAGCACCTCGTTGGAGGGGAGGCGCTGCATGTTGCGGCCAGCCACGAAGTCGATAACCTCCGCATCGCCAGCCTCGATGCTACGCATAAGCCGCTCAAAGCGCAGCAGCTCGATCAGCGCCTTGGCGTGCTCTTTGTCGCTATCATGCACCGAGACGGTCATGGGGGCAAAGCCCATCCTCGACCACTCCGCGCGATGGTTTTTCACATAGAGCGAATTTACAGCGGCGTCTATTCTATTGGTCATAGTCACACGATCTCCCGGTTAATGACGATAGCGAAGGCTTTCCCGTTCGCGTCGCGCATGAAGTTGACGGTAATCTCGCCGCGCAAGTCAGAGCCGAGAGCCAACATAAAGTTGCGCATAGCCTGCTTTGTCTGCGCTGAGGTCAGCTCGTACATATCGCTGCGGGGCATGTACGCCCCGCCCGTCTGCTTTGTCGGAGTCATTTCATTCCCTCTCTTGCTGACTTCGCGTCGGCCCGTCTCTTGTTTCTGGCTTCCGTCACCTTAGCGACCGCCTCCAACCGCCGCTGGTCGTGGGCGAACCTTCCAACGTCCTTCGTTATCCCCTCCACAGGGGAAGCTACACCGGGCAGGGCGTCAGGCACTACGCCGCCGCGCACAATGTAAGACCCAGACTGAACCAAGTGTCCTCCGTCAACGTCGCACTCGCGCCACAAGGTACGCGGGTCCGAAGTCTTGCCGCTTGCCAGCAGACGAATAAAGCCATTGCCCCGCGCAGCGTACAGGTAGCCAGCGCGTTCAAACACATCCACTTGGCGGTAGACGCCAGCGGTCACTATGACCGCCTTTGCCCCGTCTATGATAGAGAAGTAATCCATGGTCTATCCTTTCCCCTCTATAGGGTATTAGTGGATCAGTTCCGCGCTGCGCCTCAGCTAGAGACGCAGGCCGGAGCGGATCAGGCTTCGACGTGTTTCCCCTACAGAGGGGAAGTAGCCTCCACGTTGTGCATCTCGACTATGCTGTTGTGCAGCCCGGCGCTAATGTCCACAACGTCCGCCAGCTCGCCGGTAATCTTCCGGGCCACCCGAGACGCTTTGATTATCGCAGCGTCAGTAACTCGTGTGTGGAATGGAACCCAAAGAGGCAGAGGACGGAGCATGGTTTGCAGGTCGTCCTCCAGAATAAACGCGCCCCGCTGCATTTGCAGCGACACCATGCTAAGCAGGACAGACTGCACCGAGAACCTGAGCAGGTCGTTATTGTCATCGTCGGTGGCGTTCGACAAAAGGTCAGAGGCGTTCTCCCTGCCGGTCGTGAACCCGGCTTCTCTGGCGAACCCTTGCGCCGCTCTGTACGCAGGGCTGGTTGCTTCCTTGAGCACAAGGCCGACAGCTTGCACTATGTACCTATCAAGGGATCGCGTCGTGTAAGGCAGGTCGCCGGTCGAACGGGCGACGATGGCGGGCAGGTGGCGCGTCGCTCCCCGTACAAACGCAGTAATGTCCCCGTAAACCTCGACGGTCTGGCGAGTGTTGGTGCTGGTCATGGTTTCTTCTCCTGATTACCCTCTAGGGGGGATTAGTGGGCTTATCTTTCTTCGGGGTCCAGTTTGTACCGTGCCCTATGCGCTGCCGTGTCGAGCGGCATCCAAGTATTGTCCCACTCAGTAGTGGGGTTAAAGTGCTGCCCGATTTCGATAATAGCAGAGCGGTGGCGCAGTGGCTCCATCACCTCATCACGCAGCCAGATAGTGCTTCCGTGCCCGTCGAGCCAGTATTGCACCACCCCTCTATAGTGCAAGTCTGCCTCGGCGTCCGCTTCGATAATGTCCACCACTTTGATGGCGTGGTCCCATGCGTTCTTGCGCATTTCGGCTGCGAGCTGATCTCTGATCTGATTGAGGGTTATCGTCATAGTCTCTTCTCCTGATTACCCTCTAGGGGGGATTAGTGGGCTGCTATTGCGACAACGGCCAGCTTGCGCCAAGCGTCTCTTGAGGCGGGCGGCGCAGTATCCCACGCCGCACTTTTCTGGCTCTTGTTGGCTCTGCCGTGCAGGGCGCGAGCGACCCGCTCAACCTGCGCCGGGCTATCATCAAGAACGTGCGCCTTCGGGGGGGAAGCCGCGAGGTCGAGCGCGACAATCATGGCGCTGATAAGGTCGAACATTTCGCGGCTCGTGCGGTGCGGGCCGTCTAGCGCAACGACCTCGAACCCCTGACCGTTCATAATCTGCCACATACGCATCCCTGAATTGGAATTATCAAGCAACAGGTGGCCCACGCAAGGCTCGTCGCCCTTGGCAGGCGATACCGGCCTGCCCGTGCGGCGGTTGAGCTTGGTCATTGCCCGGTTGAGCTCGCCCTTGCTTACATTGCTGGTCATGGTCTCTTCTCCTGATTACCCTCTAGGGGGGATTAGTGGGCGGCTCTGAAGCAGGCAGAGGCAGCGAAACAGGCGCTATATACGCTCACGAAACGTCAGCCTTTCGGCAGAGAAGCGCATAACTGGCGCGCGTCCCGAGAGGCAACTCAGGCGTGCCACAAGGCGCGTTCTCAAAGTAGTAAGCGCACGCGCTGAGCGCTTCGCTCATCCGCTCTATTGCAATTGCAGCCTGCCGCATTGTCCATGCGGTGCGGGCGTCTCCGTGAAACTCTACTTCCTCGGCGTCTCCACGCAGCTTTGTTGATATAAGAGTGGTCATGGTCTCTTCTCCTGATTACCCTCTAGGGGGGATTATGCGTTCAGTATGAGAGCGGAGGCGGTCCGCTTAGCAGCTATCGTGTCTGCCGAGGCTTGCGCCTCTATCAAGCACGCCCCCATCTCGCCGAGAAAGCCCCAGCAGCTGTCTTCGTCTGGGCCGTCCTCGTCCACTATGAAGCCAAAGACTTCGCCCTCAAGCGCCTGCCGCATACTCTTGATCGCGGGCTGCGCGTTTTTGCAGCCTGCATATGCGTCCAGCTCGGCTTGGTCCCACGCCGCATAGAAAACAGCTCTGCCGCGCGGCTCGTTGTATATTACGGAGGTTCTGATGCGAGCCAGCTTGCGCACGTTTCTCCCTTCCAGCGCAGCGTAAACACCGCGCCACGTTCTGCCGTACACAGTGCCAGTGTAAGCAGCGCACCACTTGCGCCCGGAAGGCGTCTCGCCCGTGTCCCCGTGCGCGTGCATTACTAAAGCGCGCCAGCCGCTCGTCTCAAGGATTACTAAGTGTCTCGCGCTCATGCCAAGGCATAAATCCGGGTTAGTCAGGTTATCGCAGATGCTTCTATCATAAGTGCGCATGATGCGGACCGGCGCTTCCGGTTCCACGTCGCAGATGCTCACGCCCTCGGGGTCCAAGTAAACCCGGATGCTCACGCCGCTATGGGTCTCTTCGTGCATCATTTCCATGGTCATAGTCTCCTGATTACCCTCTAGGGGGGATTTTGTTTCACTCGCTATCGCAGGCGTCGCGTTCCTCGCGGACGGCGTCGCTTGCGAGGTTGTAGGCGGTGCGCGTGTCGCTGAGGCGGACGATAGCCAAGCGGACGGCTTCCCTTGCGGCTACGGCGCGAGCGTCCGCCGCTATGACTTCATTGTGTGTGTCGCGCTCATTGAAGAACGCTGTATTGTATGCGTCGCGCGCGGCGTCGAGCGCGGCTTCAAGGTCGGTCATGGCGTGGCTCCTAGATAGTGGATCAGTTCCGCGCTGCGTCTATGGGGTAGGCGCAGGCCGGAGCGGATCAGGCTTCGATAGGTTCCC